ATCTGTACCATCGCTCTGTTCTGTGGGTTCACTAGAACTCACAATGGGACCATTAGGATCGGTATTGGTGAGATTGAATCCTCGAACATCATTGGCAACATTCTTGTAACCTTTCCAACTATTATTGTCATTAATCATGATGTCAACTTGATTAACGGCACTGTAATACCAATATCGACCGTTGGCAGGATCTTGATCTGGGGCGTCCGATGAAGCTGTATATGTTGGAATGTGCCAATTGCTTAAAATCAAGGCCCCGGTTCGATTTCCGGTTCCAGCACGTACCCCTTCGATAGAAGTATTAAATCCAGCATCAACTACAGGAGTACCACTGGCATCTGCTAACACTATAATACCACCTAGATTATGTTGCATTGTAATACTACCATCACTGTTCACCAACGCCTGCACATTGGCAACATTTGCAGCCGATACTGCAGCAACAAAATCCGCAGCCGTCGTGCCGCCCAAAGTGGCGGTGCCACTGACCATAGCACTTGTGCCAGCTTGACTAGCGATAATATTAAATGATTCACCGTCAGTGAAAGAAGGTGTTGTAGTAGTTCCTGTAATTCGAGTAGGACCTGTAGCAAATCTTTCAAATAGCCGCAATGTCAATGTATCGTTATACAAACTACCCGGACTAACTTCTTCGGGTTGGCTATCATATTGAACATAAATGGTGCCTACTGGAATAGTAGCTCCACCGCCTGATGGATCTAGTGCAGCGTTGGCTGCTTCGTCGTTCTGATATATTGGAGTATTTAAAACTATCCATGCCCCGATATTGGCATCATACTGTTTGAATACGATATTTGCACCCTGATTTACTGCAGTTAGCATGTTCCACACCGAACCTGTAGGATGCGGTTCGGTGTCGGTGCTGCGCCAGCGAGGAACATCATAATTGTAACTGGCAGTAAATGCTGGTGCATTATAACTACCAACAGATATTCCCAACGCAGTCAAGAGACTACCCGTACTGCCGTTGTCTATCACAACAATACCACCATTGCCTTGAGAGCTCGTCTCAGCCAGACTATCAGCATATATCACTAATCTATTACTAGAATCTGCTGCAGCAGTGACGCCTGGGATACTTGCACTATTGATAGCTGTAACTAGTCCTGCTAAAGTAGATCCACTGACTGTAACTGGATCTTCATTGATTATGATGGTTCCAGTCAAGGTGTTGATGCCAGTTAAATTATTAGATCCTTGCACTGTTGGCCATGAATTTTTCCATGCGTCGCTACCTACTAATACCCAAGTATTGGAAGCATTTTTATAATACACAGGATTATTGGCATTGGTTGTGACCACTGCATAGTCACCGATACTGCCGATACTGGCCAAGGGGACGGTTCCAATGACTTGATTGCTAGACGTCAGCACCAAAGGTATTTGCACTGTAAACGCCGCAGTAGTGGCGTTCCATTGAAAAATCCCCCAAGATGTTTCGGCAGTGTCTAGCCAATAAGTACCATCATCAGGTTCACCAGTGGGACGTGTCAGTGATGCCGTGAGTTCGGCAAGATCAATGTTGGCACGCTGCACATAAGCACGATTGCTGACACCCAGCACCGAGAAAGCTGCCAACAAACCATATTCGTTGAGCTCGTAACCATTGATGGGTGTGCCAGCTGCGGTCTTGTAAAAGAAAGGGTTGCCAAATGTGGCCACAAGATCTCTCTGGCTGGTTATGAGATATACTTTGTCAGCATTGGCTTCCAGTGTACCAGCAGCAACACCCACGCCAGTGCCGGAAATCTTGTTCTGTGCCGTGGCCACTAGGATATAGGGCACCGAATTAACGGCTGCAGATATATAGTTGGATTCGTCTATGATTGTGACTTCTACTCCGGGCGATACTAGTGCCATGGTTTTCTTCCTTGTAAAGAGTTAATGATATTTACCGGAAGTGGCAAAAGAACACCTGATTGCGATCCCTATATGTAGGTTTAAGTTTAAATACTCGATGCCTACTAGACCTTTATGCAATGTCTGCAACACTAGACCGCGAGCAGTGGCCTATCACAAGTATGGTCGAGTGTACTATAGATCTCGTTGTGATGCCTGTATCACTCGAAATCGGCGGCTACCGCGCAAGACGCCACGATGGCAGAGCTCTGGCTACCGCAAAAAAATCCAATGTGATCGTTGTGGATTTTTGGCCAGGCACCCAGCGCAGTTACTGGTGTATCATGTTGATGGAGACTGCAACAACACTGATCTACGCAATCTCAAGACCGTGTGTTTGAACTGCGTGGTAGAGATCACCAAGCTAGATCTTCCTTGGCGGCGCGGAGATCTCGAAGAAGATCGTTGATCTCTTGATAGAGATCATCTAGGCTGCTGTTGTTGGAGATCACACGATCGAATTCTGTACCGATCCAGCTAGTTTCGCTGGCATGCACACCGATATTTTTCAGCGCAGTCACAGCAAATTCCTCACCGCGATTAGCCAGCTCAGCGTATTGATACCAGTCAGGGTCAGGCCCACGTACTACGCGTATCACTGATCCGCCTTGGGCACGGATCGCCGCTATCTCGTTGGGAAAACGGCAGTCTGAGATCACCACATCGTCTTGTGTGGTGCGCAGTTTGTTTTCCAGGCTGGCTATCCAGATGTCATCATGGAATCCCTGCCTGCAGACTTCGGTGCCCCAGAGCTGTAACATCAATCTTGGAGTGATGGTGCGCCCCAGCCGCTGACTCCACCAGACGTCGGGTTGTTCGCGCCACTCTCGGCTGTGCCGACTGCGACCTTCCAGCATCTCTCGGTCCCAACCAAACACCGAGCTCACAGCATCTTTGAGTGTGCTGGCAAAGCTGTCCCGCCGAAATCCATGGATGTTCACCAGATAATCTGCTATGGTGTCTTTGCCCGACCCTATCAGTCCACATACCCCTATGATCATGCCAACTCCCGTATACGGAGATATTCTAGACTATCCCACAGCAGATTGCACTGCCTACGGCAATCTTCCAGGGCATGATGGCTCGCGGGATACTTTTGCAGGCTGGGCACTAGAGCAAACACCGTTCGGCTGTCACGCACAGAGAAATAACGCCAGGGCAAAGCCATGTTGAGGCTCTTGTAGGCATTTTCTAGTATGGTCATATCATAAGTTGGGCCTTGCGCCCATACTCTGCGGGCATGCCAACAGATCTGATGCAGCCCTCTCAGGGCCGGCTCTAGATCGATGCGCCCAGATTCCGCAAATGCCTCTTCGCGCACGATCTCGGGTTGAGTAGCCCACCAATCTATGGTGCTCTGTTGTATGCTGCGATTGGCTTGGCTTTCCAAGGTTACTCGGGCATAGAAATCCCGACCAAACCTGTCGCGCACCAAGGGATCAAATTCTTGCGCAGCGATGGTCAAGATAGTGGTGTCGGGATCGGTACCCAATCCCTCGATGTCGAGCATAACGTCCATGCTAAATTGTACTATAAATCATCGACGCAAGCAAGGTTTTTGGTTTTTTAAATGCACATCTTTTGACAAAATAAATCGATCAATCTCTCTCAATCTTGCAGGTAACAGGTCATCTAGGTGCTTTAAAATTTCAAGATTATGGTCCAGCACCGATTGCATTTCTATTAATATATTTTTGCAGTCCCTGATACTCAGGGTGCTGATTTTGATCATTTCCTTATGAATCATCTGAACCCGTAAAAAAAGACTTGGCTCTAGATCATAGGATTCATTGATCCAACGACCAAACGTCTGGAACCCTAGTTTTCTCAGTTCACGAAGATAACCAGCTCCTCCCAACACCAAAAAAGGTCTTCGGAACCATATCGTCCGGAAAATTTTTTCTGTGAATATCGTGGCACCATTGACAGATTCGTGTGTCTCTCCTATTATAGATATAAAACTCTGTTCATATAGCCTGTGATCGGGTAACCAACCACCGGTACCCATGGTCTGATCTCGTATCTCCAGCAATGCGTCACTAGAGTAAGGTAATATTTTCCGTATTTCATTACCAACTTGCTCTAGCCCAGTATTGGTCTGTTGAATCAGAGCATCATTGTTATCAAATAACTCCGAAGAAAATTTGGTTTTCAGACCTGATGCATGTCCCAAGAAGCTAGCGTAGCTTTTGTCCAGAAGATTACTTCCGTAAGCGAGATAGAACAATAATTGTCTACCGGGTCGATTGCGTTTGTTAAGCAACAAAAAATGTCGTTGTAAATTTACGTCGGGATTCTCAATTTCATAACCCTGCGAAAACCAACGCCGGTAGATGCCATAGAATTCTGGAACTTCGATGTAAAACAATCGTTCGTTATCTAAAAAAGTTTCTTGAGTTTGCGGCTGTGGTGTAATCAGGAAACAATATTTCTGTCGCTGGCAGATTTCTTGGATCGCATCAAATGCTGGTTGGAATTCAGGTGCGCTATATAATCCTTGATTTTTGCCATGGAAATCTATGTAGTCCCCAAAAAGATAATTGTAGGTATAAAAATCATCAAAACAAGAAATCACTACGATGTTTTTGTTGTGGAGGAAAGTATCTAGAAACTTCTGACCTTGGATTTGATAGTCTAGATTTAGTTGGTCCAGGCTGATACATGCTATAGATACCGATGATCCAAAGTCATGTCTGGGATGAGGGAATTGCTGATCTTTCAATTCAACGATTCAATAGTCGGATGAGTTTGCTCTTGGGGTTTACTCGTTTGGTGCGTTTGGTCTTGCGTGCCTGACGCACTTTGGTGCGCGCTCGGGTTTTCTTCATGCGCTGGGCCTGTGCATAATCAGGTGCAGCCGAACAATCACTCACACGGGGCACAGTGCGATTGGCTCTTGGGCCAGATTCGCAGCGCCAGCTCAAGGAGACTTTGCCAGTGCGAGGATTACGTCGCCACACCATGCGATGCTCAGTAACAAATTCGTGTGCTCGCATGATTATCCTATGACGAAAGTCAAGGGTTGCGAACCATCCACATAGAGCTTGAGATCTTCGATGCAGCGATCCATGATGGCCTGTCCCTCGCTCTTCATGGCAGCACCGTTGAGCGCTGTGCCTCCTTGCGGACCCGCGATGCTGGCGAATTTTTCACGGGCTTCACCAATGATGTATTTGCAGGCACCAGTCATGTAGTCGCGGAACCACTGCCCGATCTGCATGTCGGCTAGCAGCGTAATCTCGGGTTTGAGATTGTAGGTCCACAGCAGCACCACTTCGCCAGTGCCTTTGGGATCGCGTATGATCTGTAACTTCTTGGTCACGGGATTCCAGGTGTAGTTGATGTAGCCACCAAACATGCGAGCAGCCAATTCCACATAC